GTTAACGATGTTGTCTTTATATCGGGTCTTGGAATTCAGGGGCGTCTTAAAGATCAGTACGATTATTCGTCCTGGTCCGGTGGTCCCCTCTAACCTCCATCGCCTTGCGTTAAAGGCGGTCGCGGATCTTTCTTCACATCATGTGTTCACCTTAGGTGAATTCAGTCCTTTCGAGATTAACTCTCGGGGATCGACGTCTCAGCCTTTAGAAAATAAGGCTGGTTCGCCGAGATGCGCTGCGAGTCATCCGCGCTCCGTTCTTAATGCTATCGCTGCTCACCATGGTATCATGGGGCAGTGGGGATTAGTGCACCCGTGGCTTAAAGTGATCGTGACATTGGGAAATGCTCTGACAGGGCGCTCTCCGTTGATAACTTCTTTCTGGTTATCGCTGAGGGTACCCTTGATGAACTTATTACCAACTTGGATCAACTCTGTGGTACCCGACCTTGGTCGGTTATCCTACAAAGAAGAACCTGCGGGTAAAATCCGTGTCTTTGCGATGGTGGATCCATTCACTCAGTGGATGTTGAAGCCATTGCATGTGGCAATCTTTGGTTTGCTTCGGTCTCTTCGTCAGGATGCGACTTTCGATCAACTGGGGAAAGTTCGTCAGTTTTCTAACGACCTTCGCCTTTCAGGTATCCGAAAAGTTTATTCCTTCGATTTGACTGCGGCAACTGATCGATTGCCCCTATCACTGCAAGTTACGATTCTCTCGTACTTCTTAGGTCCTCGTGTAGCTTCTGCTTGGGGAGAATTTCTAGTGGATCGATGGTACTCTTTACCATCCCCATTATGGGATCCTACCGCCACTTTGGCGGAGAGATTGGGTTGTGTTGACCCAGACCCAAATGTTCGCCTGACTCCTAGTAAAATGGGAGTTCGGGTGACGGCTGTTCGGTACGCGACCGGACAGCCTATGGGAGCTCTCTCAAGTTGGGCTATACTGGCCTTAACACATCATGTCATCATTTGGATGGCTGCCTACCGAGCGGGGGTATCCCCTCGTTCGATCCTTTATCTGATCCTTGGTGATGATATGGTGGTCGCCGATTCGGCGGTCGCTCATCATTACCTGGTTATTTTAAAGGAGCTCGGGGCGCCCGTAAACATGACGAAATCCATTTGTTCTACAAATGGTTCGTTTGAATTTGCGAAACGCTTCGTGGTAGATGGTGTAGACGTCTCCCCCATTTCTTGGAAGGAGATGTTTATGTCTCGTATCGATGTCCGGGCTCTATTGCAATTAGTTAATAAAGAGTCCCATCTTCGGTTGAGTTCCATCCTTGGTTTCATGGGTCATGGGTACCGGGCTATCTCTCGTGCGGCAGCGGAATACCGGTCGATCTCGCGATCGATGGGTAGACTCTTGCTTTACTTGAGCATTCCCGAGTCTCGCCTCTCTACTATGAGTTCACAAACTCGATGGCTATTGTCGTCGAGTTTTAACTCATATAAGGGGCATGGACTCGAGAACTCGGTCCGAACGTGGATCCTGGGTGTTATCCTTAACAGGATCACCCGGGTTCGTTTTCCACAGTTCGTTCGGAATGAATATTCTCTCCTTCAGGTCCTTAAGAAAGTCCTGTTGGCAGAGGATAGTGATCGAACCCTGACTTGGTTCTCCAGTCGACTCTACACTCATGTGTGGGAGCCGATCCGAGATACCTATGTGTACGGCGATGCGGAGGCCCGCGGTGAGGCTCTTCGATTGATGGCCAAGGCTAAATCCCTCCCGATTAGTCGGGGGGAGGCAGTCTTGGACGCGCTCGACGTCCTTTTCGCGTTCCTCTACAAAGTCGAAGACAGTCTTAGTTCCCGATTGACCACGGATGTATTTTCGTGGATCGATGTTAAGGACGTAATTACCCTTAACCGATGTCGAGAACTTCGATGGGCAGATCTATTAAGATCTCAGCACCCTCGTCTATCTGTAACACTTACATCCCCTCGCAAACCAACGCGAAGGGGTGGACATAATCCTCTAAGTCCTGATACCTTAAAAAGAAGATCCAATGGATAGTCCTGGGTCATACCTGGGATGAGCACCAAAGACTTCAGTGTACCCTGGTACCTCTGTTCGTTTCTGTTCGCTGGTAATACCTTAATGAGATATTCTCAGGCGACCAGACCGATTATGTGCTAGGTAAGGGAAGGCCACCAAGTCGTTCATTCTTGCGGGGAGGAGATGTACTTAACAGTTATCAAATCCTCGGAATCCGGGAATGAACGGGCGGTAAGGCCCCCGTCTGTATCTACAGGCGGGCACGGTGGACTGAGGTGAGTCCGGAAACGGAGAGGATACTCTCTCGATCTGACGGAGCAAGTAGATTAAGTTCGAACGCTCTAATCATCAGATGGAGGGAAGACACTCTCTCAGTGCCGTATGAGCCTCAGTTGATCTTCTGGGATCGTAACACCTGTCGGAGCAAATCTCCTAGGGTCCCGAAAGGGCGATCATCAGGTTAAGGAAGGGCTTCTGTATGTACGACAACGTGCCTCTGCGGAAGTAAAACTTAATAAATCGCTATTTGCGTCGTCTCTATCCTAAAC